ATACTTAGTCGCCATCGTTTACTTTCCAAAGAAGCCGAATTCAAGTATAATAAAATGAGAAAACTCAAATGGGAATATTATACAGGCAAAATATCTGATGACGATTTGCAGAAATACGGATGGGCACCCTTTCCCTTTGTATTAAAAGCTGATGTCTCCACATACATGGACGGCGATGATGATTTAAACAAATATTCAGCGCAAAAATTTCTGCATGATGAGATAATTGAAGTCTGCACGGCCATATTAAAAGAATTGAATTCAAGAACCTATCAGTTGAGATCTTGGATTGATTGGGAAAAATTCATACAGGGAATTTAAGTGCCTGATATTATTCTTCATAAACAAAACGAATCCTTTATTAAAGTTGAATGTGATAAAGGTATAGGGCAAGAATTAAACACTTTTTTTTCGTTTAGAGTTCCTGGATATCAATTTGTTCCTGCCTATAAAAACAAATTGTGGGATGGCTACATAAAGCTTTTTTCACTAAAAGATTTTACCATTTATCACGGACTCGCTTATTACATTCAAAAATTTTGTAACGAAAGAGAATACACATTAGAGATTGATTCAAATATAACGGCAACAGAAAATTACTCGCTCAATGAAGCAAAAGAATTCATTGAGTCATTAAACGTGCCATATGAGGTCAGAGACTATCAATTGAAGTCTTTTGTCCATGCAATACGCAATAAGCGTATTTTACTTTTATCGCCTACGGCATCAGGTAAATCATTAGTATTATATTTGATTCTCCGTTGGTTGCAGAAATCCAATTATAAGCGCGGATTATTGATTGTTCCAACCACAGCATTGGTTGAACAAATGTATACTGATTTTAAATCGTATGGCTACGAATCAGATAAATACTGTCATAGACAATATTTTGGTAAAGAAAAACACACGGATATGTTTTTAACTATTACCACATGGCAATCAGTATTCAAAAATAGTAAAGAATTTTTTGAACAATTTGATTTTGTTCTTGGTGACGAAGCGCATCAGTTTAAAGCAAAATCACTTACAAAGATATTATCAGGTTGTTCAGAGGCAAAATATAGAATAGGAACAACGGGAACTTTAGATAATACACAAACACATCAACTTGTTTTGGAGGGCTTATTTGGACCCGTTTATAAAGCAACGACAACTTCGGAGTTAATTGAAAGAGGTCAACTTGCAGATTTTAACATCAAATGTCTTATTTTAAAGTATCCCGAAACAATTTGCAAAACGGCAAAAGAATGGGACTACAACACAGAAATTGATTATATCGTGCAAAATAAATCACGAAATGATTTTATTCGAAATCTATCATTGTCATTGGATGGCAACTCTCTTATTTTATTTCAATTTGTAGAGAAGCACGGTAAAGACTTATACACAAACATTAAAGAGCGCGCTAAAAATAGGCGAGTATTCTTTGTGTTTGGTGGTACAGATGTTGAAGTACGAGAATCGGTTCGTGCAATTACTGAAAAAGAAAAGGACGCTATTATTGTGGCATCTTATGGTACTTTTTCTCATGGAGTTAACATTCGCAATTTACACAATATTATTTTTGCAAGTCCTTCTAAGTCAAGAATTCGTAATTTGCAATCCATTGGCCGTGGGCTTCGCATAGGTAATAATAAAAATGGAGCAACACTTTTTGACATTGTAGATGATTTTCGCATAAGTAAATTTGCCAATTATACACTCAAACATTTTATTGAAAGAGTTAAAATTTATGATGAAGAAAAATTCAATTATAAATTTTACAACATAGAGTTAAGAAATGAACATAACGCCTAACAATGCAATAAGAATTATTCGCCTGCAAAATGGTGAAGATATTATGGCAAACATTGTACAGGATGAAGATAATGATACTGTTATGTTGGACAACCCGATGCATATTATTTTTAAAAGAATGCCTACAGGTCAAATTGTATTGATGATGTTACCTTGGTTGCCAATTGAAATCATTAAAGAAAATAATGCAATAATTGACACAGCTGATATTCTTACCATTATTGAACCGAAAGATGATTTAGTTCGTCATTATGATAATGTGGTAACAGAGGCACATGGAAAAATGATAGAAAATAAAGATAGAATGAGAATGAATGCAATGGAAAATTCTAATGATAAAGAAGAATTTGATCCAGAAGATATCTTTAGGGCATTAGAAGAAAGAAAAAACAGAAGCTTGCATTAATGAATCTTTTCGTGTATAATGATGTCAATATGAAATTGGCATGTGAATTTATTGTGAAACATCTGATCAAGAGAGTCCACAAATTACTAGATCTAGTTAAAGTAGATTTACTTTCAAACGGAACACTGCTACAATAACATCTGTCAAGCGAAAAAAGAGGCAAATATGAATGAGAAAAAATCTAATCATTATGTAAATAATACCGACTTTTTAAAGGCGCTTATTGATTATCGTGTAAAATGTGACCGTGCTAAAAAGAAGGGTAAGCAGGACCCACAAATTCCAAATTATATTGGAGAATGTTTTCATAAAATTGCAGATCATTTGTCACGCAAGCCCAATTTTATTTCTTATTCTTTCCGTGATGAAATGATTGCCGATGGCATTGAAAATTGTCTAATGTATTTCCGTAATTTTGACCCAGAAAAATCAAAAAATCCATTTGCCTATTTTACGCAAATTATTTACTATGCTTTTTTACGCCGTATTATGAAAGAGAAAAAACAACTCTATGTCAAATACAAAGCAACAGAACAATTTGGTTTGCTGGATGAATTGGAATCGGTGAAAGATTATGACAATACCATGAATACAAAATTGTATGAAAACATTTCGGAGTTCATTCACAATTTTGAAGAAAACAAACGCAAGAAAAAAGAAGGTAAAATAAAAGGTCTAGAAAAATTCATGGAAGAAGAATTGCCTTGAAACTATTGATCATTATGATTGTTTGTAGTATTCTATTGGGATGTGCGCCAGCTTTAAGAACAGCGGAAAAACATTGCCAAGAAAAGATTCCTTGTCACGGCCCACAATTTAAAATATTGGAGTGGTAGATGGAAAAATCAAAAATTGAATATCATCTTAAAATTCTTGAAGATAAGCACAAAATTCTCAACAAAACAATTGATAACTCTCATGCAGTATTATCTGATTTTCAAATTGAAATAATGAAAAAACAAAGGTTACAACTTAAAGATCAGATAGAACATTATAAAAAACAATTAGTATGAAGTTATGCATATTGGGTGATTGCCACTTCGGTGCGCGAGCAGACTCTTTGGATTTTCACAAATACTTTCAAAAATTTTATGATGAAGTATTTTTTCCCTATCTGATTAAAAATGACATAAAAGTTATTTTTCAGATGGGCGATTTATTTGATAGGCGAAAGTTTATCAATTTTAATTCTCTTTATCTATCTAAGAAATATTTTTTTGAAAAATGTGAAAAATTGAATATTCAATTACATACATTAATTGGTAATCATGATGTTCCTTATAGAAATACTCTTGAGGTAAACTCACCATCATTGTTGTTGAATGAATATTCTAATATTAAAATTTATGACCGATTTGATACCATAGAATTTGATGGTGTTTTGATTGATGCGGTGCCTTGGATTTGTGATGACAATAGCAAAGAAATCTTTGAGCGCATGAAGGAAAGCAAGGCACAGATTTGTTTCGGGCATTTTGATATTGCTGGTTTTGAAATGGAAAGAGGTATTGTCAGCAATACTGGTATTGACAAGAGCGTTTTGTCCAAGTATGATATTGTTTTATCAGGTCATTTTCATCACAGGTCAACGGATGATAATATCACATATGTTGGAACACCCTATGAAATGACCTGGTCTGATTGGAATGATCCAAAAGGTTTTCATATCTTTGATACGAACACCCGTGAAATGACCTTTGTGCAAAATAAACATACAATGTTCTATAAGATAAATTATGATGACGGCTCAAAAACATTTGAAGATTGGAAAGTCTTTGATTTTTCTGCTCTGAAAGAATGTTATGTTAAAGTGGTTGTATTAAACAAGCAGAACCCATATTTGTTTGATCATGTGGTTGATAATTTATATAAAGCGGGCGTTTCAGACATTTCAATCGTTGAAGATTTTAGTGATGCCTTAATTGATAATGATCAAGATATTGTTAATCAAGCTGAAGATACGATGACAATTCTTTTTCGATATATTGATAATCTTGAACATGATGTTGAACCTGAAAAACTTAAAAATATTATGCGCGAACTATATGTTGAGGCATTGAATACTCAAGTGACTGAATGATTCTATTTCGCCATCTTCGTTGGAAAAATCTGTTAAGTACAGGTAATTATTTTTCTGAAATAAACCTTTTTACAAATCCCACAACGCTAGTGGCTGGTGTAAACGGTTCGGGAAAAAGTACGATGCTTGATGCATTGTGCTTTGGTCTATTTGGCAAACCATTTAGAAATATCAATAAGCCACAGTTATTGAATTCCATTAATAATAATGATTGTGTCGTTGAGATTGAATTTGACACGGGCAACAAATCATATAAAATTGTTCGTGGTATAAAACCAAACATATTTGAAATTTTTTGTAATGGTGAACTTATCAATCAAGAAGCTGCAAGCAGAGATTATCAAGATTACCTTGAAAAGTTCATTCTCAAATTAAACTACAAGTCATTTACGCAAATTGTTATTTTAGGCTCTGCATCATTTACGCCTTTCATGCAATTAAAAACGGCAGACCGCAGAGAAATCATTGAGGATTTGCTGGACATTCAAATTTTTTCTACCATGAATAATTTGGTAAAAGATAGATTAAGTAATAACAAAGATTTAGTTGCAAACAAGAAACATGAAATAGATTTGGAGCAACAGAAATTTGACATACAGAAAAAACATATTGAAGAATTGAAACAAAATAATGATGATAAGGTAAAGGAATATGATGTAGAGATTCAACATCATAGCAATACCATATTTACTTTATTGTCAAATGTGACCATTCTTACAGCTGAGGTTGAAAAATTACAGGACTCCATGGTAATCAAAACTGAAACGGAGGCTAAGGTCAAGACAATTACAAAACTTGAATCACAAATTGAAGGTAACTTATCCAAATTTCGCAAGGATATAGATTTTTTTCAATCGCACGATAATTGTCCAACATGTAGGCAAACCATTGACACAGAATTCAAAGAAGAAGAACTTTCGAGTCTTTCTGTAAAGGTATTAAAATGCGAGCAGGGATTAAATGAGTTGGAAGAAAAACTCAATGCTGAACAAAAAAAGTTAAATGAAATTGCGGAGAAACAAAAAGAACTTCAGAAGAAACAGGTAGAAATTGCAACCTACAATACAACAATCACTGAAACAAACAAAATGATTGCTCGCTTGCAAAAGCTGATTGAAGAACTGAAGAATTCGAAAACAGTATCCGATAAAGAAGAAAAAGAATTGAGTGATATAAAAAATGGCTTAAATGAATTGAAGGATAATTTAAGAGCGCTTATTGATGAACGTACCTACTATGAAGTTGCAGGTAATTTGTTGAAGGACACTGGTATCAAAACGAAGATTGTGAAACAATATTTGCCTGTCATCAATAAAGTAGTCAACAAATATCTAGCATCATTGGATTTCTTTGTGAACTTCAATTTAGATGAATCATTTAAGGAAACAATCAAGTCTCGCCATCGTGACGAGTTTACCTATAATAATTTTTCAGAAGGCGAAAAACAAAGAATTGATATGGCTTTGATGTTAACATGGCGCGCAGTTGCCAAATTAAAGAATTCATCAAATACAAATCTATTGATTTTGGATGAAACATTTGATTCTTCGTTAGATGCCAATGGCACAGAAGAACTGATGAAAATCCTACATATGTTGGAGGGTGTAAATCTGTTCGTCATATCACATAAAGGCGACATATTGCAAGATAAATTTTCTAATGTTATTCGATTTGTTAAAGAGAAAAACTTTTCGAGGATATTAAAATGATGAAAAATCAAATTCGCATTACAGATGGTTATGAAAGAACTGTAGATATTTTATCATATAATGGGGATACATTTCAAGCAATTATGTTTGAAGCCTCATCGGATTATAATGACGTTTTACAGTTTAAAACTGAAAACGAAGCTAAGCGATTTGCAGAAAATTGGGTGTTTAGAAAATGAGTGAAACATTAGTTATTGATACAGATTCAGCATTAGCAACACC